AATCTGGTATACTTACCGTTACACATTGGGGCTGATTCTGGATTCGACGGGATTTGCGAAACCCAAGGTGCATGCCGAGGGGCGGTTGGCCTCGTAAAAAGCCGCAAAAAATAGTCGCAAACGACGAAAACTACGCTTTAGCAGCTTAATAACCTGCTTAGAGCCCTCTCTCCCTAGCCTCCGCTCTTAGGACGGGGATCAAGAGAGGTCAAACCCAAAAGAGATCGCGTGGAAGCCCTGCCTGGGGTTGAAGCGTTAAAACTTAATCAGGCTAGTTTGTTAGTGGCGTGTCCGTCCGCAGCTGGCAAGCGAATGTAAAGACTGACTAAGCATGTAGTACCGAGGACGTAGGAATTTCGGACGCGGGTTCAACTCCCGCCAGCTCCACCAAATCATGATCCGGATACGTCCGGTGAAGTACAGAAAGCCCGCACAGCACAAGCCCTGCGGGCTTTTTTGTGTCTGTCATTGTCCGAGGGCATCCAGCTAAATCCAGAGAAAATTGGTACACGTTTAGGTACACGCTATACTATGGGCCATTAAACGTGTACCAATTATGGAAGGAATCCAGACATGGCGCGCATCACACGCCCCCTCACTAACAACGAGATCCTTAAAGCTAAACCCCGAGAAAAAGATTTCACTCTGCATGATGGGGACGGCCTGTTCTTACTCGTGAAAACATCTGGTAAAAAGCTCTGGCGCTTCCGATACCAACGTCCGGTAAGTAATAGCCGAACTAATCTGAGTCTCGGCTCATACCCTGCCATTACACTCGCAGCTGCTCGCCAGTTACGCGACCAACATTTGGCTACACTCGCGCTGGGGATGGATCCACAACAGCAGCAAGAGCAAGCATCAGAGCAACGTCAGATTGAGCTGGATAGCATTTTCTCAACTGTCGCCGCCAACTGGTTCAAAATGAAGAGCAAAAGCGTCACTGAGGACTATGCGAAAGATATTTGGCGTTCTCTAGATAAAGACGTATTCCCAGCAATAGGCGCGATACCTGTTCAGGAGATTAAGGCCAGAACGATAGTTGAAGCATTGGAACCAATCAAAGCACGCGGCGCATTAGAGACTGTTCGTCGCTTGGTCCAGCGCATTAACGAAATAATGATTTATGCAGTCAACACCGGCCTGATTGATGCTAACCCTGCATCAGGTGTTGGAATGGCATTTGAGAAACCCAAAAAGCAGAACATGCCCACGCTACGACCAGAAGAATTACCTAAGCTGATGCGTTCTTTGGTCATGTCAAACCTATCCGTTCCGACTCGTTGCCTTATTGAATGGCAGCTCCTGACCCTTGTGCGCCCTTCTGAGGCTTCCGGCACTCGATGGGAAGAGATCGATCTCGATGCCAAACTCTGGATGATTCCCGCCGAACGAATGAAGGCTAAGCGAGAACATATTGTCCCATTATCAGCACAAGCATTAGAATTACTTGATACAATGGAACCTATCAGTAAACATAGGGAGTATGTTTTCCCAAGCAGAAATGATCCTAAAAAAAATATGAATAGTCAGACGGCTAATGCGGCACTTAAACGCATAGGCTATGGTGGGAAACTGGTCGCTCACGGATTACGTTCTATAGCAAGTACGGCCATGAACGAACATGGTTGGAATGCTGATATCATTGAATCAGCTCTTGCGCATATTGATAAAAATGAAGTTCGTAGAGCATACAACAGGTCAACCTACTTGAGTCAACGGAGAGAGTTGATGAGTTGGTGGGCGGAAATAGTTAAACCAAGTAAGTAGATAAAATTATGAGCGACTTCGATAGAATTGAGGAATTAGCAGGAGAAGGGGTCTACTCAGGCGTAGAACTCGAAGACGAGATGTCTCAGGATGACAACTCCGACAAGGAGCCATTCGATACAGATTCAATTTCAATTACTCCTAAGACAGTAGCATTGGATACTGTCTTACGCCGTATAAAAAATAATACAATAAAACTAGCTCCAGATTTTCAGCGTAGTTATGTTTGGGATAAAAAAAGGAAAAGTCAGTTAATTGAATCAATGATGCTGAAGATTCCATTACCGATGTTTTATGTTTCTGAAGATAAAAATGGTGTATGGGAAGTTGTTGATGGATTGCAGCGCCTTACTACTATTAAAGATTTCATATTAGGACCAGACTATGATGGTAAAGGATTTAAATTATCTGGATTAGAGTTCTGGAGCACTCCATATGATGGCTATGATTATTTTAATTTAGAGAAGAATGATGAAAATATAAAAATAATCAATAATATTATGGAGACTGAACTATCATTCATCATTATAAACCCTGAAACACCAGAAAAAGTTAAGAGAAATATTTTCAAGAGAATCAACACAGGTGGAATGCGGCTATCAAATCAAGAGATTAGACATGCGTTATATCAAGGGCGCGCCAGCATACTATTGAAATCCATGGTTGAAAATGATGTTTATAATGATGTTGTAGGTAGAACAGTCAAAGATGACAGAATGGCTGGTAGAGAGCTTATACTAAGGTATTTAGCTTTTACATTATTCGGCTACAATAATTATTATGGAGATATGGATGATTTTTTATCAAACACAATGAAAGCTTTAAATAATGAGAAAATTAAAGAACTTCCTTTAATTGATATACCTGAGGATGACGTTATCATTAACACATTCGAATTAGGTTTGCACCGAACATATGAGATTTTTGGAGAACATTCTTTTCGAAAATCGTTACCTGGAGATACCAGAAAAACACCCGTTAACAAATCTCTTTTCGAACTATGGTTGTACTTATTAACAAGAGCTAAAAAAGACTCATATGACGAAATCATCTTGAAAAAAGATATTTTACTGAATGAATATAAAGACCTTCTTCAAAATTATGAGTTTATGAATTCAATAAGCCGACATGGTGCTGGAGTACAAGGCGCTAAATTTCGTAAAGATTGTCTTTTGGACTTACTAAAGAGAGTAATCAATGCTTGATGAACTTGTTTTAAAATCATTTAAATCCTTTATCTATTCAAAGTTAGAACTTTCTAACATAACTGTACTCACTGGGCTAAATAGCAGTGGTAAAAGTTCAGTTCTACAAGCAATAAGAATGTGCAAATTAGTAGATAAAGACCACTCACCATATATTCAAGGATTTGGTGGGTTTACCGATCTCAAATCAAAATTGACCTCTCAACAAAAGCCTGTGCAGATTCTTCTTTCTAGTAAAGAAATGAAAAATTATCTATATCTATCACTAAGAGAAAATATAAACAAACACAGAACAAGAATAGATAGGTTTTCGGTAGAATATATCTCAGCTGATAGACATGGTCCATGCGTAACATTACCTATTATGCCTCAGGATATTGATGATATTACTGTTGGTGAAAAAGGTGAGTACTTTGCAGATTATTACTCAAAATTTGAAAGTGTTATAATACCTGAAAAACTTCGCCATGCTAATTCAACAGGAAATACGTTAAAGCATCAAATTAATCACTGGATGGGAGAAATATCACCTGGTGTTGATTTGAATTTCTCCGTTACGAAAGAGCAAGATATTTCCCATCTAGGGGTTAATGGTTTCAGAGCAACTAATACAGGGTTTGGAATAAGTTATTCACTCCCGATCGTGTTAAGTGCATTAGTAATGTCTTCAGAGGCTCCGCTAGATAGCTTCAAGCAGTCAAAAATGAAAGCATGGCATTCTAATAAAAATAAAATTTTAATAATAGAAAATCCTGAGGCGCATTTGCACCCAAAAGGCCAAACAGCTCTCGGATTATTGTTAGCTATAGCATCTTCTTGTGGTGTCCAGATAATTGTTGAAACACATAGTGACCATTTTATTGATGGCGTTCGATTAGCAGTCAAAAATGTAGGTGCTACACTGGCTCAAAAAAGTATCATTTATTATTTTACGCGTGAGAAAGATAAGGATACAAAAATAGAGAAAATCAGAATAAAAGAAGATGGGAAGCTCACAAGCTGGCCAGAAGGTTTCTTTGACCAAAGCACAATTAATTTATCTAAATTAGCAAAAAAATAAAAATGAATATAATCAACTACTTAGATGAAAGATGGGTGGTGGAGTTATGTGCTAATATTCAAGATAACTCCAAAGAACTTGAGTGTTTCTTAGAATTAGCCGAAGCTGTTAAGAAAAACTGCGGGCGTTCAAGCCTCTCTCTCACCTCAAATATATGGATAATTAAATGCGGTCACGATAATTTATGTGACATCTTATATGGCCCTTTAACTCAAGATCCTGATTTAAGGGATTACCTTTTAAGACTGGCAAGAATCATTGATGAAGCTGATAGTTATGAAATAGGCAAACCTGAAACTCACGCATATAACTCAGAAGCTCATGCGGCTTTACACCATAATAAGGCAGGAGGCCTTTTATATAAAGAAAATGAAGAATTACCTTGGTGGGATGATAGTTCCATGATATTAATTGACTGCCAAGACAAAATACTTTCTTTATTCCGAAAACTTCCTATTTACCACAATATGGGTCTAGACGAATTTGATAGTTATCTAGAGAAATGCTTTCCTAATATATATTTTCTCGATGATGCGAGAGATTTTTCTAAAACAGATATTAGCGAAAAAAACGACACAAAACTTTCGGTTATTATAAAGCATTTATCATATCTTAATGATCATGCACAATATGACTACCTTATAGATCCAGAACAGTTTGAGCAAAAAGCACTTTCTCATGGTGTAGAACTATCTAGAGAAAGCAGCAGTACAAAACGAAACCAAGATGCAGTTAAAGAAAGAACAAAAAAAATAAATGAGGAGGCTCTTTTCTTTGAATTACACACCAAACTCAGTAGAGAAAAAGGTAGAATCCATTTTCATATAGGCTCAAGCCTGAGCGAAAAAATAAATAAATTAAGTGAAGGTCGTCTAATAGTTGGCATTGTGTGCAAACACTTATCAACTTAATTAGTACCTCAATATTAAGCTGCCACTTTAATCACTCATGATAAGTGGCACCTATTCATTTCAATAAAATTCCCCCTAATAAAAATCAGCACTTTTTTTTTCAAATAAATAAATCAGTAACAATATTCACATGTATAGCGGCAGAATAATTTTTTCTTAAATATCACACAATCTACATCGTGGGCCGATTTTAATGTAAGAGTACGTGTAAGGATCTAATTTGCAAAGATAGATTATTGCACGTACACATATAATTCGTTCTAAAATCTATGAGTTGCGATCATGACGCCAATAAGTATGCCTTCACGATGCGAGCCCCCCTCGTCCTGTAAGTATCCCACATCCCCCTACCTACCAATAACTTGTTGTCACTATTTATAGCTCTCTTGTTTGAATCTCAACAACAACAGTAAAAAATATGCACATTACTGCTGGCGCGCAATGCTCTCCCCGCCACGCCTGCCCGCTTAAGAGGTCGCTTTTAATGCAGGTGCATGAACCAACTCAAGCCGCGCCGGTACTGGTGTTGCGTGGGATAAAAAATACGGGGATTTGCATGCAAAACCATGCACCTTATGGATGCATGGTTTTTTTCGGGAAAAATAGCGGAATTTTCGGGGATTTTTTTGCGTGCTACCGTGCGGCCAGTTCTGCACGTCGGCGGGTGTAAATCAGGTTCTGTGCCGGGGTGAATTTCTCGCGATTATCATCCCGCGAAGCCGCATCAGGCCTGAATCCGATGGCCGTTAAAATATCGTTGTCCTGCACGGAATAATTAATTTTTTCACCTGCGGCCAGCCACACCGACAGGGCTTCACGCAGATAATCAACCGAGTGCTGCATGGCGCTCTGTTTTACTGCGGGAAGCTGTTCGTTATACCCCATCAGCTCAGGTGCCAGCGTGGCGGCCAGCTCCGCGCCGTGCTGCTGCATAAATTCATGGAGCCGGTTGCGGATACTGATGTGCTGCACTTCCTCATGTGAGCGGATATAGCGACCGGCGGCCTGATTAATCTCCCATTTTTTCACGTCGATATCGTCGCGCAAATCCTGCATTCTGCTCGGGATTTGTTCGTCACCGGCAAGGAGCTGTTCACGGTATTCCCGTTCAAGGTCTGCCAGTTCGGCTTTACGTTTCAGCCAGGTATTTTTGTTCGTCTGACAGGCCTCAAAGGCCTGCTGTATGGTCACAGTGGTCACGAGTCTCTCTCCTGATTAATGCCGGAACGGCGAACTGTAGCAGCCCTGCACCTTACGCGGCGGTGGTGGCGCCACCGGCGCGGGGTCGGTTTTCTCCGGGGCGGCACGTATCACACCGTCAACCGACTCGATGGTGCGGAAAGTGGCCGAACATTCGATATTGGTACACTGGTGATAACGCTGTTTGACGTTTTCCGACAGATAACGGCTGGTACGGACGTGCGCGGTCTTTTTGCAGAACGGACAGTGAAACATGATTCAGCCCTCTGCCTGTTCGTGGTCTTTTGCGGCCAGTTCAGCGGCAAGCTTCATCCGTCTGGCCGGGCTTCTTAACAGCGCCATATCAACCCCGGTTATGACCGGGCGATTCATGCCCGTTACGGACAGAACCGGCTCCTGCTCCATATCGAAATGATACAGGGCTGACTGCAGATTCAGGGCATCGCCCAGCTCGCGGGTCACGGTCGCACGCGGCGAGGTTTCTCCGCTCATTTCCAGCGACCGTATACGCAACAGAAAGGCACGTAACAGTGCGGGGCTGATACCGGCCAGCACTTTCTTCCATTCGCTGTTGGCGTAAGTGGTGAATGCTTTTTCGTGGGCGCTGATATAAGCCGTACCGGAGGAGCATGCGCCAAGCATGGCGAGGCCTTTGTCTTTCTCCAGCTCGGTAATCAGACCGGTGAACTCATCAGCCAGTTCTCGGCTGGCGATACGTTTACTGTGTTCAGCTTTCAGTTCAGGAGTGAGGTTGCCGCGCAGAGTTCGAAAGCGGCTGCGCCAGTCCTGTTCGGCCTGTGCACTTTCACTGAGCGCGGTCTGTCGTTCCTGCTCACAACGCTGAATGGAAGCCTCAATGTCGCTGAGTTTACCCATGCTGGCCGTGTGTGCGTCTTTTGCTTCGTTAAGTGCGGCCAGCGCACCGGCAATAAGTTGTTCCGCGCCTTCATCCTGTTTACTGATAACGGTCTGCATGGCTTTGATAATGAGTTCGGGTTTCATGTTCAGGCTCTCCGTGTGTTCAACCTGAAATGATTCTGACGCCTCCTGCACAACAACACGATTCATTGCCGTTGTCAGAGTGCTGGCACAAACAGACCTTAAAATCAGGCTGGCCAGAGAAAGGTCGCAGGAAAACCTTACTCACCGTTTGTTTTTTTACTTATAACTATTCACCACTGTTCACCTTAAATAAAAAGATAAGTAATACAGTAAGTTAAAGGGTTAACAGTTGAAGGTCTGACTGTTCACCGTCTGTTCACCACTGTTCACCCTCCTGTTTTGCTCTGGTTATAGCATTTAGACTTTATTTTGATTAAAAATGAAAAATATATAACTAAAAGCAATAGAAATTGCTGCATTGTAATGCAGTGATTTGCATATGTTTGCCAGCGTTTGCCATTGTTTGCCAGAGCGAAAAGTCAATGTTTGTTTCCCCGAAAATCTCACATGACCTGAGGAAAAATATAGACATAATAAGGAGCTACCCGAAGCCGGACGGACACGACCGGCACTGTATGGACTTTGTGAGGTAGCCCGATGCACACTGCTTTTTCTTCCCCGTCTTCTGCCCCTGCCGCGCCGCTGATGCCGGTTTCTGATACCGTTCACGAGCGCTTTATCCGTCTGCCCGAAGTGATGCATCTGTGCGGCCTGTCCCGCTCGACCATTTACGACCTCATCAGCCGGGAAGCCTTCCCGAAACAAATCTCCCTCGGCGGAAAAAATGTGGCGTGGGCGCAGTCTGAAATCACTGCATGGATGGCGGATCGCATTGCCGAACGTAACCGGGGCTATGACGCATGATGATGACCATTCAGCAAACAGCCCCTTTTTCTGGCTTGCTTCTTTTCGCCGTTTCCAGGTATAGTTTTCCCGCTGTCGCAAAATCGGCAGCCGGGCGTAGGAACCCGAGTTACTCAATGGCGACACCGGACGCGCCATGCGTCTTTTTTTACGTCGTTGCTCAGGCACACCCATTTTTCGGGCTGTGGTGTTTACACCTTAGCCCCTGTCAGATAATGGTGATCCGGGCGGGGCAGCCTTCGGGCTGGCCGGTATTCATTGAGGCCGGTATTCCTACCCCCGTTCGGGTCACCACCCATGAGCGTAGGAACTCCGGTGGTGGCAATAACCGCTACTCAATGGAGGTTGCCACTATGGCTACGACCCTCACCCCGTCACACCCGCAATTTGTCTTTGTGTTTGCTGCTGTTCGTCGCGCAGACCGTACCCCTCGTATTTGTATGCTCCGCACCGTTGCCGGTGATGAGCACGCCGCACGCCTTTCTCTCGTTCGCGATTACGTTCTCTCGTTTGCTGGCCGTCTGCCGGTTGCGGAGGTTCGCGCATGAGACACACCACCATTACCGCCCGTGACCTCGAATGTCTGGAGCATATGCGCAATGTCGGCCAGCTCGTCAATGAGCTGATGCAGGTGCAGGACTGCGCCACCGTTCGTCGTGACCCGGCGCAGCAGTTACAGCTCACCTCCGTGATTTACCTCATGACCGCCCAGCTCGACGGCGTGGTCGAACGCTGCAATCAGCAGTGGCTGACCGGGGAGGGTAACGCATGAAACAGCCATTACCGCCCGTATTACGCGCCGCGCTGTATCGTCGCGCCGTGGCCTGTGCATGGCTGACCCTGTGCGAACGCCAGCACCGCTACCCGCACCTCACCCTCGACGCGCTGGAAAGCGCCATTGCCGCCGAGCTGGAGGGCTTTTACCTGCGCCAGCACGGCGAGGAAAAAGGTCGCCAGATTGCCTGTGCACTGCTGGAAGATTTAATGGAAGCCGGACCACTCAAAGCCGCGCCGTCGCTGTCCTTTTTCGGGCTGGCCGTGATGGATGAGCTTTGCGCCCGTCATATCACCGCACCGGCACTGCACTGAGGGAGAAAATAACTATGAAAATGAACGTAACGGAAACCGTAAAACAGGCGTGCGGTCACTGGCCGCGCATTCTCCCTGCGCTGGGTGTGAAGGTGATTAAAAACCGCCATCAGGCCTGTCCGGTGTGTGGCGGCTCTGACCGTTTCCGCTTTGACGATAAAGAAGGGCGCGGGACGTGGTTCTGCAATCAGTGTGGCGCAGGTGACGGGCTTAAGCTGGTAGAGAAAGTGTTTGGCGTGACCCCGTCAGAAGCTGCCGGGAAGGTGAACGCCGTGACCGGCAATCTGTCGCCGGTTGCCCCGGAAGTGATTGCGGCCGCAGAGGCTGAAACCGATGCCGATCGCAAAGCGGCGGCCGAGCTGGCCGCGAAACTGATGGAGAAAACCCGACCGGCCACCGGCAACGCCTACCTCACCCGCAAGGGCTTCCCCGCTCTGGAATGTCTGACGCTCACCGTCATGCATAAAACCGGCGGCGTGACGTTCCGCGCCGGGGATGTGGTTGTCCCGCTGTATGACGATACCGTCGCACTGGTTAACCTTCAGCTTATCAATGCTGACGGTCTCAAACGCACCCTGAAAGGCGGTCAGGTCAAAGGGGCATGTCATATCATCGAAGGGAAAAAACAGGCCGGAAAACGCCTGTGGATTGCAGAGGGTTATGCGACCGCACTCACCGTGCATCACCTGACCGGGGAAACCGTCATGGTGGCGCTGTCCTCCGTGAACCTCCTTTCTCTGGCGAGCCTTGCCCGTCAGAAATATCCGGCCTGTCAGATTGTGCTCGCTGCCGACCGTGACCTTAACGGCGACGGCCAGAGTAAAGCCGCTGCGGCCGCAGATGCCTGTGAGGGCATTGTTGCCCTGCCGCCGGTGTTCGGTGACTGGAATGATGCGTTTATACAGTACGGCGAGGAGGCCACGCGCAAGACTATTTATGACGCCATCCGGCCACCGGCGCAAAGCCCATTCGACACCATGAGCGAGGCGGAATTTACCGCCATGAGCGCCAGCGACAAGGCTTTGCGGGTGCATGAGCATTACGGTGAAGCGCTGGCGGTGGATGCGAACGGCCAGCTCCTGTCCCGCTATGAAAACGGCATCTGGAAAAATATCCCTGCCGCCACTTTTTCACGGAATGTGGCTGATTTATTCCAGCGCTTACGCGCCCCGTTCTCGTCCGGGAAAATTGCCTCGGTGGTGGAGACCCTGAAACTGATTATTCCGCAGCAGGATACACCGGCGCGCCGTCTGATTGGCTTTCGCAACGGGGTACTCGATACTCAAAGCGGCGTATTCAGCCCGCACCACAAATCGCACTGGCTGCGCACATTGTGCGATGTGGATTTCACCCCGCCGGTGGAGGGGGAAACGCTGGAGACGCACGCGCCGAACTTCTGGCGCTGGCTCGACCGTGCAGCCGGTAAAAATCCACAAAAACGCGACGTGATTCTGGCTGCGCTGTTTATGGTGCTGGCGAACCGTTACGACTGGCAGCTCTTTCTCGAAGTGACCGGTCCCGGCGGGAGTGGCAAAAGTATTCTGGCTGAAATCGCGACCCTGCTCGCCGGAGAGGATAACGCCACGTCAGCCGATATCGACACACTGGAAGACCCGCGCAAGCGTGCCTCCCTGATTGGCTTCTCGCTTATCCGTCTGCCTGACCAGGAAAAATGGAGCGGTGACGGCGCAGGACTCAAGGCCATCACCGGCGGCGATGCAGTTTCAGTTGACCCGAAATACCAGAATCCGTACTCAACGCATATTCCGGCGGTGATTCTGGCCGTGAACAATAACCCCATGCGCTTCACCGACCGCAGCGGCGGTGTGTCACGCCGCCGGGTGATTATTCACTTCCCGGAACAGATTGCCCCGGAGGAACGCGACCCGCAGCTCAGGGATAAAATTGCGCGCGAGCTGGCCGTCATTGTGCGCCAGCTTATGCAGAAATTCAGCGACCCGATGACCGCACGCGCACTGCTTCAGTCGCAGCAGAACTCCGACGAGGCGCTCAGCATTAAGCGCGATGCTGACCCGACATTTGATTTTTGCGGCTATCTGGAAATGCTCCCGCAGACCAACGGGATGTTTATGGGGAATGCCAGCATCATCCCGCGGAATTATCGTAAATATCTCTATCACGCGTATCTGGCCTATATGGAGGCCAACGGCTACAGAAACGTGCTCAGCCTGAAAATGTTCGGGCTGGGGCTGCCCATGATGCTGAAAGAGTACGGCCTGAATTATGAGAAGCGGCACACCAAGCAGGGGATACAGACCAATCTGTCGCTGAAAGAGGAAAGCTACGGCGACTGGCTGCCGAAGTGCGACGAACCCGCAGCAACATAACCTCACTCAGACCGGCAACAGCCGGTCTTTTCCTTTCTGGCCATTGCCACAGGGTGAACAATCCACTGTTCACCCTTCACCGTATATTCACCCTGTATCACCATGAAATTATTGATAAAAAACCAGAGGTGAACAGTGTGAACAGTAAAACCTGAAAAAACTTTTTATCACCCCTCACATCGCCTGAGCGGACGGTTCCAGAACGAGCACAAATCACAAAGGTGAAGAGTCGACTGTTCACTCTTCACCAACCGTTCACCACTTATCATTCTGATATTAAAAAGAAAAATAACGAGGTGAACAGTGTGAACAGTTAAATGCAAAAAAACTTTTTTTCAATGCTCATTGTTTAAGAAAAAAAGACCACATGAAAAAGGTGGCACATTTCTAAAGAGGGATCGTATTACTATGACATTTCATAATTGGTACACGTTTAGGTACACAACTGAAAGTTGAATACGGAAAAATCCTTTACATTTAATATATTAAGAAATTTATTCAGACTCCGCCAGCCCCCAATCATGATTGGACGGTGCAAGGACAACACCAACAAAAACAGGAAGTTAGAAGTCTCAGCAAGACACCGACCAGACGGTGAGGAGACATAAAAGGATACGCAAAGGAGCCGCGGCTCTTGGTGATATGAAAGCCCACAGATGTGGGCTTTTTCGTTGATGGTCAGAACGACCAGTTCGCACCAGCCACCGCGTTCCACGGGGATTCCACACCGGCACCATGGCTATACCCCA